CCGCTTACCAGGGTTTTGCCAAGCAGAACTATACGATGCTCGACAACTTAAAGTTGGGCTACGGCGGCACAAAATCCGAAATGGAGCGGCTCCTGGCGGACGCCGAGAAGTTCTCAGGCATCAAATACGACATCTCTTCCTATGCGGACGTCGCCGAGGCGATCCACGTCATCCAGACGGAAATGGGCATCACGGGCACGACCGCCAAGGAAGCGACCGAGACTATTTCGGGTTCTATCGGCGGGATGAAGTCGGCTTACCAAAACCTGCTGGTGGGCCTGGGCGACGCGAACGCGGATATCGGCATGCTGATGGGCAATCTGGTCGAAGCGTTTCAGAACGTTGTGAAAAACATCGTGCCGGTCATAGAAAATATTGTCAAGGCGCTGCCGCCCGCGCTTGACGGGATATTGTTAGCGGTCGGGGATCTGCTGCCAATGCTGCTTAACACGGTGGTGAACCTGTTTACGCAGGTGCTGAACACGATTCTCAAGCTCCTGCCCGAATTGATACCGGCGGCAGTGGGCGCGGTGATGACCATTGTTCAGGCGCTCATCGACAACCTTCCGCTCCTGATTGGCGCGGCGGTTCAACTGATCGCATCGCTGGTGACGGGTATCGGCCAGGCTCTGCCGCAACTGATACCGGCGGCGGTCAACGCCATTACGACTATCGTCCAGGGGTTGGTGGACAACCTGCCGATGCTCCTTGACGCCGCGCTCCAGTTGATTCTTGGGCTTGCGGACGGGCTGCTCAAAGCGCTGCCGCAGTTGATCGCTGCGCTTCCGGCAATCATCAAGGGCATCGTGGATTTCGTTATCGGCGCGATTCCGCAAATTATCGACGCTGGGATTCAATTGCTGGTTTCCCTGGTGGACGCCCTGCCTGAAATTATCACAGCAATTGTGGCGGCTATCCCGCAAATCATCGAAGGTCTGATTAAGGCTATCCTCGGCTCAATCCCGCAACTCATCGACGCGGGCGTGAAACTGCTGATTGCCTTAATTCAAAACCTGCCAAAAATTATCACCACCATCGTCGCGGCAATTCCGCAGATTATCACCTCGCTCGTCTCAGCGATTATCGGCAGCATCCCTCAGCTCATCCAAGCTGGCATACAGCTTCTGGTGTCGCTGATCAAGAACCTGCCGACCATCATCGTGGAAATCGTCAAAGCCGTGCCGCAAATCATCGCGGCTCTGGTCAAAGGCTTCACCGGCTCCATCGGCCAGATCGTGGCTGTCGGCGGCAACCTCATCAAAGGCTTGTGGCAAGGCATCTCCGACGCAGGCGCCTGGCTGTGGGACAAAATCAGCGGCTTCTTCGGCGGCGTGGTAAGCAAAATCAAGAACTTCTTCGGCATCCACTCGCCCTCAACGCTCTTTGCCGGGCTTGGCGCAAACATGGGCGAAGGCATCGGCGTGGGCTTCGAGAAAGCGATGGCGCAGGTCGGCGAGGATATGCAAAACGCAATCCCCACGGACTTCGACGCGCCGGGCATAAACGTCAGCGGCTCGGTCAATGGCGTCGGCGGCCAAGCGCTGGCGGGCGCGGGCGCGCTGATCTCGATTGGGCAGATGTTTGTCCGCAGCGAGGACGATATCCGCAGGATTTCACAGGAACTGTACAACCTGATGCAGACCGGCTCAAGAGCGCAAGGCCGGTTCAGCCCAGCATAGCTATGTATCCGATTTTGCGGTTCGGTTACTGTATAACGCCGAAATGGTCGGGCTCATTTCGTGGAAACGGGCCCGACCGCCTGATAAGAATAAAACGCAATGCCTTTCTAGGAACAAAATTACAGAACGTCAGCGAACCTGATGCGAAACCTTTTTGATCCCGTACAAAACATGGTGGGGTTCAACTACCTCAGAACGTGTGATAGCTTGATTGGTTGCAATCTCCAACGCTTGAAATGCTTGATTTGAAAAACTACCACGTCGGGACTGATATTGGAAGTCTATGATCTTCACTGCTTGAGTTTCAAGTGAAAATCCGGAGTGGTTTAGAGCCTGGATTGTTTCGTCATCACCCTCGCGCTCTAATCCGATGATGATATGATCTAAATCAACGTATTCACATCCGCGTAGCCGAGCTTCGTTATGCGCCGACTCAATGACCGCCAGTGTTCGTGGAGAGAAATGTTCCAGCATCTTTAGTCCACGCTAATCAAGTAATTTCCAGCGACACTCATTGCCATACCTTGCACCGCATATTCACCGCTTAAAGCGGGGATACGGCATGTACGCCCTTGCGAGCCAACCCCCAATAACATTTCATCGCAAATCACATCATGGGTCAGTGCATTGACAATGCGAACTGCGATTGTCCCAGAATTGACACTGTGGTTCGATACCATCGGGCTATCAGGAAGAAAGTTGTTTGAAGTTGTAATTGTAGTCCAAATGCCTGTATACAAGAATGTAGTACCAGTATAGTTGATACGGCTTTCGGGGGTTTCGGCTGTTTGAGAATACACGACTGCCGTGTCGCCGAAATATGCCGTGGGTTCTGCGGGAAGTGATGCTACCCCCGCACCAAGAAGTGAGATTGCGGTTGCGGCCGAAACAATTGCGTTGATCATCGTTGTCCAATCGTAGTTGTGAATTGCAGTCGTCGTTGTTCGGCGGCCACACATCAAATTTAGCATTTTAGAAAAAGCTAAAGAGTAGCCTTTGATCATTTTGAGTGCGAATGGGATCGCCAATAAGTATGCGAAATATGCGTCTATGAGTTGTAGCGACACCATTTTAGGTGCCGCTTATTAGTAGAGGAGGTGCCCGATGGGTTTCTTATTCGGAGGCGTGCCCTCCCAAAGCATGAACATCAAAGCGCGGCTGACAAGCTGGCAGGCCACGCCGGGGCTGAGAAACTCCTTTGTGCCCATACCGGGCAAACCCGGCGTGGCCGACTTCGGAAGCGACAGCGCCGAGCGGATCATCACCGTCAGATGCAGCGTCTACCCGCAGTTCCAGTTTTCATCGCTGGTGGCAGTCCTTGACGGCCTCGCCGAATGGCTCAACCCCAATAACGGACTCAAACAGCTTGTTTTGGACGACGTGCCGGACCGCCGCTTCATGGCGCGCTTGCAAACGGGCATCGACTGTGAGCGGCTCGTCCTGGCGGCGGGCGCGTTCGACCTGAAATTCGTTTGCCCCGACCCGTTCGCCTACGCGCTGGCGGATGAAAGCTATACCGTTACGGCGCCAGGGGTGAACATGGTCACCAGGGTAAAAGGCAACGCGGAGTCAATGCCCGTGTACCTGCTGAAAGCGGCGATCCCTTCCGGCGCAGCGAATTTCATCACGATAACCACAAACAATGAGGAACTGAAGATAATCGGCAATCTTGCCAGTGGCGAAACCCTCGCCATTGACAGCGCCCTGATGACCGCCAAGGTAGTGGACGGGAGCGGCGAGACGCTTAGAAACGGGCTGCCGCTGCTGCAGGAGCTCAATTTCCCAACCTTACGCAAAGGCGCGAACACCGTCACGATCACGGCGGCGGGCGCGACCTTTACGGAACTGCAAATACAGGCAAAGAGCCGCTGGAGGTGACAAAGCGTGGCAGTAAAATCAATTCTCACAACCCAAACCGACTTCACAGGCGAAATCCCCGTGACCGATAAAACGTCCGCGCTTTGGCGGTTCAATGAATCCGCGCCGGACGCCAATTTGATGCTTGCCGATGCCGCAGGCTTTGGCCGCCACTTAGTTGTTTCTGGATGGAGCGGCACGACGGCGTCGCTCCCAAACGGCAGGCATGGCCGGTATTTCAAGCAGAACACCAACAACCCGACCACCGAGAGAACGTATCTGACCGCCGCCAACGACGGCACGCTCTTTTCCAGCCTTGGAGCCAAAATCGCGGTAGGCGGTTGGATCAACCCCACCACATATTCGGTTGGGCAGACCTACAGCCCAATTTTCAACACCCGCCAAGGGCCGGGGCAGCCACTGCTGTACATTTCGCTTTACCAGGGGCGGCCGCGCATAATGCTCTACAACGCGGCGGGAACGCTCCTGCTCGACCAGACCGAAACGCCGAGCTTCAGCTTCGCCAATGGCGGTTGGTACTTCATCGCCGCCATCATCAGCGTGACGGCGGGAACCGCGCAGATGATTGTCTGCAACCGCGCCGACGGCACCGTATGGATCGCGCCCTTGCGGACTTTTTCCGGCGTTTTGAACCCATCCTGCACCGCCAACATCGTCCTGGGAATGCACGCGGACACCTACTACTACGCGGGCGGCTTAGACGACTGGTTTATCGAAACCGACACCCGGCTTGCCATCGCCGATTTGGAGCGGTATTTCCGGGCGGCGATGATGGCGAACGGCGGCGACACGGCTGGCGCGGTCGACGGCGTCGCCATTCCCGGCGTGGTTACGCTCCGCAAGGATGCAGGCAACCTATACCCCGCGAGCGGCCAGCTCACAACCATCGCGGCAGACTGCAATCTCGCCGGGAGCGGGCGGGTATCAGTGTCCAGCGAGTACACGGCGGGCGTGACCGCCGTCAGTTTGATTGAAACCGCCACCAGCGATGATCTCATCAATTGGTCAGCCTGGCAGAGCGTCGGCAGCAACGGAGAGCTGGCTTCGCCGAACCGCGCCTACATCAGGTACCGGATTACGCTGGCCACGAACGACCCGTCGGCCACGCCGAGGCTGCTGGAGATCACGCTCCACGACATTCCCAAAGCCCCGTATCAGAAGCTGGGCTTCGCGCGCCCCGTGGTTTTAGACGCAAACGGCGCGTGGGAGGCGGTTTTGGAGAACGCCTTTGACGTCATCGTCACGGGCGAGGTCAACGGCGCGGACACGCTTGAATTCAAGCTGCCGTATTCCGACTCGAAGCGCCTTGCACTCGACAACGAAAAGCAGGTGCAGATCGCGGGCGAGATTTACCGCATACGGACACTCACCGACGAAAAAGGGGCGGACGACGGCGGCGTCCTCACCAGCGTTTACGCCGAAGCCGCGTTCTATGACCTGACGTTTTCTGTCGACAAAGCGCCCAACGAATTTAACGCCGCGCTCGCAAATGAAGTGCTGGCATACGCGCTTTCCGGCACCGGCTGGGGCATAGGAACGGTCGATGTGACGACGCTTCGGACGTGGGAATGCCAGGAGAAGAACGCACTCGCAGTCCTGCGGATGGCGCAGCAGATTCACGGCGGCGATTTGGTGTTTGACAGCCGGAACAAGTTGGTCAGCCTGCTGGCTTTCAGCGGGCGCGACAGCGGCGCCCTGTTCGCCTACCGCAAGAACCTCACGGGCATCAAGCGGGTGGTCGATACGAGAAGCCTTGTTACCCGGCTTTACGCCGTGGGCAAGGACGGCATGACGTTCGCCGCCATCAACCGCGGCAAGGAATATGTGGAGGACTTCACTTACACCAGCGAGGTTCGGGTTTCGACACTTGATTGCTCTAACTTCACCAACCCTTATCAGATGCTGGAGTTCACCAATATGCGGCTCGCGGAGTATGCCAAGCCGAGGGTTTCCTATGTGCTTTCGGCGATGGATTTATCCGTGCTGACCGGTTATGAGCATGAGCAGTGGGACTTGGGCGACATCGTGACTGTGGACGACCGCGACCTGGGCATCACCATCAAAACAAGGGTGATCAGGCGCGAATACAATCTTCAGGAGCCTTGGAAGACAGTGCTGGAACTGTCCACGAAACTGCGCGAATTGGGCGATTCGTCAGCTTCGCAGATCGCCGACCAACTCGATCAGTCAAACCTTATCGGGCAGGAAATCAAAGATATGGTGCCGTTCAACTACCTGCGCAACTCCCGCGCGGATTCGGGTTTTGCCTACTGGCAGAACTCGGGCTTCGAAGTGGACGCGCAAGAAGGCGTGACCGGCACGGCGTCGTTCAAGGCGGTCGGGGTGCGCGGCGCGACGAAATCCATGTCGCAGACCGTTACGCCCGCCAACCGGCGAAACTACACCATCTCGGCGCAAATCGGCTCGGAGAACCTCGCCAAAGGCGCAAATGGCCAGGTCGGCATTGAATTGGTATTCACCTTTGAGGACGGAAGTACGGAGACGCGCTTTATCGATCTGTACTAAAAGGGGGGCGGGTTATGGCGGTATTCCAAATACAGGCAAGGGACGCAACGCCTAAGAGTTACGGGCGGCTTGTGGCCATCACAGTGCGGCTTGTTGTGCAGGATTGTGCGGGCGAGGTTTATTTCACCGACCTTCAGCTACAGGCAGGCTCTGTGGCGACCGGCTGGGTTGGCCATGTCAGCGAAATCCAATGGACGGAGGCCGGATAAAGGTGAGGATAACGACACCTCACAAGCCGCTATCGGTTATCAAGGAAACCCCAATTGATGCAATCGGTCTGTCAACAGAGAAAAACACAAATTGAGGTGCGGTAAGTACCGTACCTCAATCAATCTAGAGCAAAATTATCCGCAACTCAGTATCCCCACTGAACTCTGGTTGAACCAGTTTGCTCGTTTTAGAGCGTTGAGGCATCGGCTTCAATGGGTGATGCCACGTTAGCTTTGTCGCTATTTCCCTGCTTCGTATGTTGAATCAATAGCCTGACAAATAAGCCAAGCACTATCAAGGCGGCTACAATAAATGCGCCAAGAAGGATGGTAAAAAGGTTCATAGAACCAACTGTACGGCTGTGTAGGCGATGATTGAGTGTTCGCTAAACCGTTGCAAGTGTAGCAATCTCTAAAACTGAGTGATGTCTGCAGCGATCACGCATCTCACCACTACCTGGGTAGTGTGCGGTGCCTAAAGACGAAAGGTCAGCGAAATCCAATGGACGGAGGCCGGATAAATGCTCATAAACAACTTCATCCGCTTCGCCGAGGTGGTGAAGCTCAAAACAGAGAAACGGGTCACAGCCGTCACCATCCGCCCGATGATCACCGATTGCACCGGCACAGTGTTTTTCACCGACATTCAAATCCAGGATGGCGACAAACTGACCGGCTATACCCAAAACACCGAAACCATGCTTGCAGGCTCCGGCAACGCGCCCCGCTACCAAAACGGCGTGGTGCGCGGCGGCGAAACGGTCGTGCTGTTCAACACCGGCGGCACGTCGGCGGGGCTTGACATCTTCATCTACCCGAAACAAGCGATGGCGGCGGGCAGCATAGAGGTCAGCCAGGGCATGGGTTCCCACAAATGCAGATTCCTGGCGGCGCCGTCCGCTGGCGACGAATTTGCCCTGAAGGCGGCTGACCGCGAGAGCCTGCGCAATGGAATCCCCACGCCGAAAACAGGCTTCTTCCAATATACGGCTGCCTATGACAGCAAACATCAAATCAAAGTCGAGGATAAGAAATCGGCGAGAGTGTATCTGGAGTACACCGAAATGAACGAAAGCGAGGTGAAGCAGTAATGGCGGGACGCGATTATCTCAAGGGCAAACGCAATATGGTGTGGACGTTTATGGGCAACGCCCGCATGTACCAGGCCCTGAACGACTATGGCGACCGGCTCGACACGGTGGGGATGTTTTCTTTCAACATCAACGCCGACGGGACAATCAACGAAACGGGGGTGACGATTTCAAGCCTTGCCCCATACCGCGCCAAATGGCCGCATATCAAGTGGCTGCTCACCTGCATGAACAACGGCACGGCAAGCATCTTTGACAACCTTCGCAACAACACAGGCGGCGCGAGGGCGACGTTCCTGTCCGAACTCGTGCGGATCATGAACAAGTACCCGTGGTGCGCGGGCGTTGACATCGACTTGGAGCGCGGCGGCGGCTACGAAAACAAGGATGCCGCAAACGCGCTGTTCGCGGCCATTTACTCGACTGTTAAATCCTACAATCCGGCCAAGCTGGTCAACATCTGCCTGCCGGGCATGACCGGGGTGGAAGGATCGGTCGGCGGCGAGAACTGGTGTGTCTACGCCGACCTGAACGCCTACTGTGACACTGCCGCCATCATGTCCTACGGGATGGCGTGGGCTGGTTCGGCCCCTGGCCCTGTCTCGCCGCGCGACTGGCTCGAAGGCGTCTACCAATACGCGATCCGGGCCATGAACCCGCAGAAAATCTATATGGGCTTGCCGGGTTACGGCTGGGAGTGGCAGATATACGCCAAACCGGAAGACACCGGCAAAACCTACCGGGGAACCTCGCTGACCTACTATGCCGCGAAAATCTGGGCGGAGGGCGGCTACCA